GAACTCCTGTACCACCTGCGGCTACAGGCAAGTCACCTGAAGACGTAACACCTGACAGGTCAATAGTAGGTGTAGTCAGTGTTTTGTTAGTTAGGGTTTGTGTAGCTGTTGTACCCACAATCTCCTGATTACCACCAGCAGGTAGGGTCAGTGTGTTTGTTACACCAGCAGAGTGAGGTTGCGCTTGCAGTGTCTGTGCATGTGCGTTACTAGACTCACAATAAAAATTTACTTTTGCTACACTTCCTGTGCCTGTACGTATATCAATCAAACCATCAGATATAGACACACCGCCTGATGAACCATTACCATCAAGGTTTACTACACCAGTTCCGTTTGGTAAGATGTCAATGTTACCATTAGATGTAGATACAATATCATTACCATTAACATCTAAATCACCGCCAAGCTGTGGGGTTGTATCCGCAACTACATCTGTAATACCGCCAAGACCAGATGACAGATTAGCAAGTGATAATTTTTTAAGCGCACTAGCACTAGCATCATGAATTAGAATTGTATCATTGGTTGTGTCTAGTCCTGAAGTAATAGCAGTTTGACCACTAATTACATTAGCATTAACCATTGCTGTTTCAACAGCATCGTTAGCAATAGTTACTGCACCAGCACTGCTAATAGTAACATCACCAGACACAGCAACTGGATTAAAGTTTGTACCATCAGCTACCATGATATGACCAGAGGTGTTTGTACCCATAGTAATATCATCACCAGTTACAGTAAGGTCTCCCGTAACAGTTAGGTTATTGCCTATAGTTACATTATTAGGCAATCCAATAGTAAGTGTTTGACCAGAAGCAGTTGTTTCAATTTCATTAGTTGTACCAGCAATAGTCAGAGACTGCGAATCTAAGTCAATAGCACCTGTACCACTGTCACCTGCAATATCTAAATCTTCTGCAGTAATCTGTGTGTCTACATAATCTTTGACAGCAGCAGATGTTGGTATTGTTGTATCATTGTCATTTGAACCAATACCCTCTGACTCTAATACTATTGTAGCAGCTTTAAAGTTGTCTACTTCAATATTAGACAGAGTATTGTTGTCAGCATCAATTGTTTTATTAGTAAGTGTTTTTGTTGTGGCTGCAAGATACGTATCAAATGTATCTACAGTAGTTTGACGCATAGTTCCTGCGTCATTGGTTACAATACCATCTCCACCTGCTACAGCAGTTGTACCAGCAGAAGTACCACCATCCATTAAGTTTAGTTCTGCTGCCGTAGCTGTAATGGCTGTGCCATCATAATTAATTGCATCTACATAATCAGTACCATCAATATATAAATCTTTCCATTCAGCAGAGGTGCTACCAATATCTCTGGTATTATCACCATCAGGAATGAGGTCAGCACCTAACGTGCCTGACACAAGAACATTGCCAGACAGAGTTACTGTGCCAGCAATGTTAGCTGCACCTGCTAAATGTAAGTCTTTAAATTTAAGAGAGGAAGAACCAATATCAACATCATTGGTAGTGACAGGAACAATGACACCATCCTGAAATCTAACTTGTTCTGTTGTAGTGCCAGATACATCAACAAAGACACCAATGCGATTATTGGTATCATCAACAACAACTTTGTTAATAGGTGTAGCAACACCGGGGTCTCCAATTAAACCAATAACTGGACCTTCAGCCGCAGTGCCATCATGCTTGTGACCTGTCGTATTACTAAATACATTGACTAGCTGGTTGAACTCGTCATTACTGTCGGCAGCATTGATAATGTCGCCATCAGTAAATGAGGACTGTCTGGTATAACCTGCCATTAGCGTCTTGCTCCTACATCAAATTCTAGCTGAAAACCCTTCAGCGAATATGGGGCTGATACCCCTCTATCATTAACCCTTAACGCCACAGCAAATCCCGAACCTTCAATCGGTTGCCTGACCAATGGGTTTGACTGTCCACCATATGTTGCCGTTCCATATACTGATGTACCATATACAGCCACAACAGTGGCAGTGTCAAACGGATACGCAGCAGGACGTGGTACTTGTGGTGACTCGTAGTCATATCTTACAAACAGGTCTGCATTAACAGCAGCTTCAGGTGCATAGTTAATAATTATACGCTGAAAGTTCTTACGAATACCTGCATCACCTAGTGATAAGTCAGGAGACCTGTACTTACCTGTAATGGTATTTCCATCAAAGTCATTGCCGCTTTCTTGACGATATACATAACCATCATATTCGCCATGTAAAACTATAGATTCGCCTTGGTCTACAATAAAGTCTGTACTACTTGGTCTTATACCACGAAGGTCTGCAAACTCATATGCTTGTTTTCTAACTGCTATAACACCTGTTGTATTAGCACGTGTTGTATTTGCATTAGAAAAGAATATGCGATACTGTGTTTTATCAGGTAGAACTACACTGTCAAATTCATCAACGTCAGTTAGTCCTTCAAACCTTGGCTGCACCTGTCGGCTAATTGTACCAAGTTCAACGTCACCAATCTTCTCTGTACCAGCAACAGTACGCAGTCCATCTGGACCAAGGAAGATAATGTCACCACCAACTTCCTGAATAGTATGTCCGTTAACACAACCTATTTCACGTGTAACAGGTAACACTTGGAAGTCTGCTATGGTATTGCCGACTAATTTAAATATACGTTCTTCACAGAATATAAACAGTTGGTCACGAAACGGAAACAGTCCAGTAATATTACTGTCTACATTTATTGTACCTGCACCATTAGCTGTACTAAAATCACTATCCGTAAATGGTGCTGTAAAAGTTATTGCCTGTGGTGTAGCAGACATACCAGCAAAAAATAGTGCGTCTTTAAATCCTACTACAAACTTTGGGTCAGCAGGTGCGCCTGTTGCGTTGAGGTCAGTAACAGTAGTGCCATCATACTTGGTCGCATTATTTGCACCATCGGCCCACACGATAAAATCTGTGCCAGCCAAATTGTAACGGAAGTGTGTATATTTACCAGCACTGGTTCTACCTGTATCAATTTGTGTCCAACTACCTGTCTTGCCAGCTTCGTGTATTTTAGTTCCACGGGCTGCAATAACCTTACCGTTAAAGTAAGCAGACATTAGCACTTTTTCACTAGCACTAGCATCCTGTGGTACAATATTACTATTCCACTTTGTATAGCCAGAAATGCGTCTGTATCCACCTTTAATGTCTGGCTCAAAGTTCTGCAACTCAAGTGCCATACCCGGTTGCATTTCAAAGGTAGATAGGTCTAGTACCAATCCTCCAGAACAGGCAAAGGCGAATGGGTTTAATCCTGATTCGTCTGCCATGTGTCACCTAAAATGCTGCTATGTTAATGCCGTATCTCTGTGAGTGCGGTATATAAGTTGACCTTACGTAGTCTGCTCTATTTAGCAGTATAGACTGCATGTGCTTAATACCTTCTTCAAAACGTGAGAAGTTTATACCATACTGCTGCGCTTCACCACGATACTGATAGGCATATGCGGTAGCACCATCTACAATTACCTGACGAAACTGTTCTGGAACTGTAGGTGCATCTGTTGCTGCAGATAAAGCTGTAGGTTTATTAAAGTGTTCATACTTTAAAGTATATGCTTTGTCAGGATATGGATATAAACCATAATTATTATCTGGTGTGCGGAATACATAAATAGGAACACCACCTACATCAGACGTAGTTTCTTGATCTATAAATCTATCTACATATTCTTTGTAGTCAAGCACACGTAGTGTTGTACCAGCTACACCAAGAGTATTATCTTTTGATATTCTAAATGTTTCATAATCAACATGTGTTGCGTCAGTTGGAATACTATAACGTGTTTGACTTGCTACTAATGTTTCTGTTTTTGTAGCATGAGAAAAGGGCCAACCAAACTCACGTTGATTAATATAATTAACGGCATCGTTTACTGCGTTCTTACACTGCACTTGAAAGCCACGTGCGCCAGACACAAAATTAGAGGTAGTTAATTCTACCTCATTCATTCGTGCTAACACTTCGTTTGTCAAGCCTAAGTAATCGTATGCCATATTAAATCCTTAAAGAGTAAGTAGGGGCAAGTTGCCCTGCCCCCACTATAGATTACTTATGCGAGTGTATCACGGTCTACTTCGTCAGCAGTCAATGAACCGGGGTCATCAACATCCATGCAGACAGCAAACATGCGGATTTTACCACCTGTTGTTGTGCCTGTCATTGCTTGAATTTCAATGTCAATGGTATCTGAAGTGCCGCCAATAAGAACAGGAGTTTGTCCTGCCTTAAAAGCATAATCACCTACAGATGCGCCATCAAAATCAAAGCCGTCAACAAAGTTATCAAGGTCTCCGCCTGTGATACCAAAGTCAAAATCTGTGTCAGTTGAAGTACCTGTATGAGCAGATGTTACTTCAAAACCAGCACACATAATGAGGGTATTCGCAGGAATAGTCAAACCCGGAATAACATCGTTAGCAGCTAGGGCTGTACCTTTATCACTTGCAGCAGTAGCAAAGTTTAACTCTGCTGAAAGCAAGTAAGGCTTACGACCACGAGCATCATTTCCACGTGCTACGGAAGTAGTATTATCACCAAGAGCCATAATTCAATCTCCCTTTCTTACACGAGGTTAAACTTAGCATTAACAAGAGCCTCTGGACGAAGAATCTTACGTCCGTAGAGATGCATACCACGAACAATGTCAGCAAAGCTGTCAGGGTCACGATATGTTTCTGTCTTGTTAATCTGTTCTGCAGTAGCAACAGCAGATGAATGTCCACCAACAATCACACCGTAGTTAGATGCGTTTGTACCACCAGTTGTACCAGAACCAGTACCTACTGAAGGTAGATTGTTTGAAACATACACTTGGAAGCCGTGCAGGTTATTCACAACAAGTCCGTTCTGCAGACCTGCACCACCGAAATCTGAGTTCAGAAGTTTTGAATCTTCATCCTTCAGTACCTCAATGAATACTGGGTCTACAACAAGCCAACGGCCTTGTGTATCTACGTTTTGCTGGTCTAGCTTACGAGCCATACGAGCAATAATCATGGTTGGGTTAGCATTACCTGAACCCGGTACTGCTGATGCACCCGGCAGACGTGGCTGAATGCCAATTGATGAACCTGATGAGCCGCCAAATTCGTCAGCTTCCAGTTTCATGCTTGACAGCAGTTCGTCAGTACCTGCAGTGCTTACAGCTTTAGAACCGTTAACAGTTGTATTAACTGTATCGGCTGTGCCATGAATGGCAGACTGCTTAAATCCAGATAAGTAACCAAGAACATCTTGGTCAAACTGGTCAGCCAAACGGTACGCAGCACGGTCACTTGCCAATTGCTGGAAGTTTACGTGGCTGTGTGCCTCTTCAATGTCATCAACCTTAAATGCAAAGTAGTTAGCTTTGTCAATAGTAAGGTTGAAATCTTCATCATCAAGGTCTTGCGGTGTGATTGTTGTACCACGTGCATAAGCCTTGACGGTAATTTCGGGTTCTTTGATAATCTTAACGGAATCACCCATCTGTGCAATTTCACCAAAGTAGTCGTTATTGGTGATTGCCTCAGCAACAGCAGCCTTGCGGAAAGCAAGTTGCACCTGTTTGCTGTAAATGATAGGCGAAAAATTACCGTTAGGAAGATTACCGTACCCACTAGCGGTTGAAAACGCCATAGTACCATCTCCTTATTTGGTAGTTTTTGTTGTAAACAGATACAAACGTAAGCTATTAGAGGCTGCGTTGCTTGGGTGTGTATCCTAGTAAGGTGGCCGCCCTACTCTTCAACAGGCCAAACTCTTCAGGTAATCCGTAAAACTGTGTGTTTGCATTTTGAGTGTACATCATGCGCTTAACGTACACTCTTGATTAACTATAGTTATACACAAATATAACTATTTGTCAACACTTTTTTCTTTAGGTATTTCAATAAAGTTCATGTTCATACTGAAAGACCTACGTTCTCCCTTCGTATAGAAAGGATAAACACAATGAAATAGCTGAGAGGGAAAAACATAAAAGTCACCAACCTGCGGTTTAACAACAAAGTTAGTACATGTATAACCAGATGCTGTGCCACTAGCAAACTGAATATGTCCGTTTGCTGGATGATGGTCTTTATAATCCTCTTCCCATTCCTCTTCTATTCCCTCTGGTAGTTCTAAATATCCAACACAAGATAACCTAGAGCCTGTGTGAATATGTAATGGATTGTACTCATTTTCAAACTGACGTACAAACCAACCAGAAACTATTTGTAATCCGTAGTTAAAGTTTTCAGTATCAAGTGTTTTTACTCCCATAGAGTTTCTATGTTCTGTATAGTTTTGATACTTTCCTACAAACTGGCCTAATCCTTCTTGAGCAATCTTTATGATTTCATCATCAAAGGCTAGTTCCTCTTTAACCTTACCAACTAAGTTATCAGAATAATCCTCTAACTTATCGGACATTTTACTATTTAAACTTTCTACTAATTCATCTGGCATACGAAAGTAACCCATTGTAGGTCCAAATGGAGCAAAAAGTTCTATGTCCTTTTGCGGTTTATATATTACCGTCATCTAGCAGAACCAGATATATCGTAAATAAACTTACCTGTACGGATTGCTTCCATAACTTCTTCGGAACGCTTCTCGTATTCTTGCGGAGACATCGCTTGAACTTGAGACTCTTTTAAATAAGTGGAAGATTCGTCTGCTTGAGGTGTGTTTCGTTCACGTTTCGTTGAAACAGCTTCAGCAGCACCTTTATCTTTTTTAGATTTCTTCTCACCTTTTATTCCTCTATCTACTTTGTACAGGTCAATAGCCCGTGCTGCTGACCTTGCATCATTATCATTTTCATACAACGCATCTTGTACCCACTTAGGTTGTTCATCAGCCCAATCGTGAAAATCATCGCTATCACGAATCTCATCAAAGTCAGGATGCAACTTTAATAATTCAGCTTCAGCTTTTTCTTTTGTTGCTGATTGCTGCATTTCATCAATTGCTTTTATGCGGTCTTCAAGAATACTTGCTTTCTCAGCCGCTTTTTTCATTGCAATTGTTTCTACAATTTTTGCTACATCAGGATATTCTGCTGCCCACTCTTCAATGTCTTCATCTGACTTAGGCAACTTCATTTCTTTTTGTGCTGCAACAGAAAGCTGACGTTTTAAATCATCAATCTCTTTTTTTAATTCTTCAGCTTGTTTCTGCTGATGCCTACGTAAATCAGAGTAACGCTTCTTAAATGTTTTTTCTTCTGCGTTTGTTGGTTCAGCCTCTTGTTCTACAGGTTCTTTTTCTTCACCTGCATTTTCTTTTATAAGCTGTTCTAGTTCTGCCTCTTCACGTTGACGTTTTTCTTCATTCGTATATTTACGATTTGCAAATGCAACTTTCTTTTCTGGTTGCATTTCTTCTGCCATAATAGCTGCTTCAGCCATCTGTTTCTCCTTTGGGGCTAACCGTAGCCAGTGTTGGGGGGTTAGGTAGCCATTGAGTTATGTGGATTATTTTTTAGAAGCTAACCCACTTTGCTTCATCTGTTTAGCAAGACCACCTTTTGCAAATCCTCTGCTGTAGTCTCCCGTTGATACAGCTTCTGCTACAGCCTGTGCTGTATAGTCATCTGCCTGTTGTTGCACACTACCTTCGTATGTGCCACCATCATCACTGTCACCATACTGCTGTGCAAGTTGTTCCCTAGCACGTTTTTGTATATCTTGAATACGTTGTTTTTCGGCTGCAATCTCTGCTTCTTTTTCTTGTCGCATACGAGCCTGTTCACGAATTTCTGCTGCTCTACTTTCTTTCCTTGCTTTTTCAAGACGTTCTTCTGCTTCTTCTCTTACGTCAGTAGCTTTTTGAATACGCTCATCACGTTCTTTATCATACAAAGATTTAAGACCCGCTTGTTTTGCCTGACTTCCTTTGCCAAGTTCTTTATTTCTATCTGTGCCACGAAAAGTATCTACAATACCCTGAACAATACTAGGATTTACTTTTGCTCCTGTTATAGGGTCAAATAAACCACCTGCACCATCAGCAATAAAACCTGTTCCTGTAATAGTGCCTTTTTCTAAATTAGTATCAAAACCAAAAATTGATTTTCCGGGTACTAATGCGCTTACCATACCACTAAGTGGATTAGCAAATTTATCATATCCTAATTGTTTTGCAGCATCTATACGACCTTCAATTTTTTCTATTTCTTCTTTTGACATAGCATTTGGGTCATCATCGGACTGTTTTGCTACTTTTGTTGTTTGTGTAGTTGTAGGTGTTGTTGTAACTTTTTCTTCTGGTTGGTATTTACTTTTTAACATAAAACCTTCTGGTATAGTTGTTACACCCGGAATAAAGTTAATTTGTCTTTCCTCTAATGTATCAGGATTAATAATAGTAACTATTTTAGCCGCACCATCTTCTTGCGCCTGTTCCATAAACTGACCTATTTGAGGAACATCTCCTCCTACAACAGGAGTTGCTTGCTGAGTTGGTGCTTGGTACATAGAAGGAACTTGATACTGAGAAGATGCAGCTTGAGTAGTTTGTTGTGTTGGAAAAGTAGAAGGAGTATAATAAATACCCGGTTGAGTAGTTGTGTTAGTTCCTGTAGCCATACCACCCACTTGCATTTCTTTTACATCATCTTCATTATACTCTTTTTCATCTTCTGTGTCAACTATAATTAAATCAGTAACACCAAAGGGTAAATCATCTGGCATAATAGCATCTTCAGAATTACCCATTTGACCCATAGCTTCCATCATTTTTAAACCTTGCTTTGCTTGTTGGCGCAAGCGCATAAGATTTTCAAGACCAATATAACGAACTACATCTGCTGGAAATACAAATTCTCCCTCGCTTAACATTGCAGGAATATCATCACGTACTTCTTCCTTTGAAGAACCGGGTGGCACATCGTTTCCAGATACAGGGTCTGTTTCACCACCCTCATCTTTTAAACCACCATCTTCTAGTCCACCCTCTGCAAAAGATTTACCTGCAGATTTCATGTCAAGAAAAGATTCTAATATGGCATCCATTTCATCTACTGTAAGTTTAGCTGAATCTCTGTCTGCTCTAAATATATTATAAGCATCGGTAAGTTCTGCAATAGAGGGTAATATTTTACCTTTTTCAGTTGCCATCAATGCACCACCACCAGCAGCTTTTACT